TCGTAGATGACCAGGCCCCCGGATGTCGTTCCGGCTGTATAGGTATAGCGGTCTTCCTTGCCCTCTACCGGCGTATATACATCCGGCAAGAACTCCGCGATCGCCTCCGGTACCGTGTAGGTCCTGCAGAAGGTACCCACGAGGCCCTTCTTCTTAAGAGGATCCTGCTGCTTATCCTGGCGGCGCTTCTGTACCTTGATCTCATCCGGGAAGAGTGGCCAGTAGCTCATATCTCTCCAGTCCGGATATTCTGCGAGGATCTTGTCCGCGCTCAGGACCTTATCGTCGTTATACTCAAAAACATATTCTGCATCCCTGGAGTAGCTCGGCCAGTACATGAGACGGCTCGCCTGCACTGTGGTAGGATCGAAGTACTTGAGACCGATATGCTCGGCCATTTTTCTCATGATCGCCTCATACTCCTCGGGATCCACGTCTCTGTCCAGCGGAGCGATGAGTCTGTAGCGCGGGCTGTCAGGCTTATGCTTATGGGTCGAGTAGATCGCCCAGGCATAAGGAGCCTCGAGCTGCATCGTCTCCACGAAGTCGGTAGGAGCGAAGTCCAGATCAAAAGTGATCAGGCTCCTGCTCTGCACCGTGTCGGTCTTCCTGCGGCCGCTTTTTAATGTTCCGCCGACGAAGCCGCCGACGTCCTTGATCTTGTCCTGGTCAGTCTTGGCCATGCGCATATATTCGCTCTGAGTCTCCTGCGTCATGGTAGCGTTCTCCAGTCTCTTAAGGAGCTCCGCCCAGGTGATCTGTCTGTTCTTCCAGCTGGTGCAGAAGCGGCTGGATCCTTCGGAGATCCACACCTTCGGGTTGTGCTCAAGGCCAGTTATGACTTTGGCGTCAAGCTTATAAATGTTATCAGTTTGTGCTGCCATCCTCTGCCTCCTCCACTTGGCCCATCTCAGCCAGGAGAGCCTTAAACTTCTCCTCGCTGGCTATGAGCTCGTTAAACATTTTCTCGGAGCTGGCGGCTATGTTCATATAATGCCGCTGCTCGTCCTTTGCTTCTTTGATCTTCTTATTGACCTCGGCGCGGAGGTTTTTACACTTCACGCGCTCCTCTTTGTTCCTTGTGTTCACTCTGATCAGCTCGTCATAAGCTGCTTTTTGCTTCTCGAGTTTTTCTATCTTCTCACCCAGTCCATTGGCCTTCTCTCTGTAGTCCACTACTCGGTTGGCCAGAACTCGGCGGTCTTTTTCGTTGGCCGCCTCGTCCATCCTCTCGTTGAGGTAGAGGATCAGATCGGCCTTATGGAGCTCCGGCTCGTCTGTCATATCCACGACTTTGAGGATCTTTTTAAGGACTGCTTTGGTGCAGGGAAAAAACTCTCGAAGGTTCAGCGTCATCTGGCCCTTACCGGAGCCGGTTCTGTAGTTAAGCGTCAATTCTCTCATACCTTAGTCCTTCCTATAAAAATCACACTCGTAAGTCCCGCCCTTAAGCGGTAAGCCGGGCGCCCAGTCTATCGGCTCCGACATAAATCTGTCTACGATCTTGGCCGCATCCACGTCATCCTTAGGCACGTCCAGGATCATCTCATCATGCACATGGAAGACGATGTTATAGCCCTGAGCTGTTAACTGCTTCATCTTCTCGGCCAGGCAGTCCCTGGCTATACTCTGCACGATGTTCTCGGTGAGCTTCCCGCCGTAAGTCTCGGCTCGCTCCCACTTTTTTGTCGTTTGGTTCTGCGTCATATATGTAACGCGTGGGCCCATATCCGACTCCATGACCTTAGGATCCCAGTAGGCGATCGGTCGGCCGCTTGGCAGTCTGATCATGAGCACCGGATAGCCTGCCACGTTCTCCATATAGAACTCTGTACCCTGGAGCGATGAGATTATTCTGCGGGGCTGTCTGCCGGTTATCACAGCGACCGCTGCGTTCTGGCAGGCCTTCCACATATTGACGATCTTAGGCGACTCGTGTCTCCACTGCTGTACGATGCCAGCCATCTCCTCCTCCGGTACTGAGCCGGTGGTGTCCATCTGCTTCATGGCTCCGACTGATCCGCCATATCCCAGGGCCAGCTCCGCGACCTTGCCGCGCTGTCTGAGCTCTCCGTTAACGCCGTGCTTCTCGACGGGTACGTGATAGATACGGCTCGCACTCTCGCAGTAGATATCTCCGTTATTCTTAAATACATCCAGGCGCCAGTCCTCTCCGGCGATCCATGCGATGACCCTCGCCTCTATGGCTGAGAAGTCACTCACTACGAAGCGGTTACCGGGTGATGGTATGAACGCGGTACGCACCAGCTGGGAGAAGATCCCGGAAGGCTCTCCGAAGATCATCTCGAGCCCCTCAAAGTCGCCCATCTTGACCAGGTCCCTGGCCATATCGAGCTCTTCGTCCGGCATGGTGTTCCTCACGAGGTTCTGAGGCTGTAAAGAACGCCCCGCCCATCTTCCAGTATGCCCGCCATAGAACTGCATGATGCCGTGAGCTCTGTCGTCATGGCTGGCTATGTCTATCATGGTCTGATACTTCTTTTTTGATGTCTTCCCGAGTGCCTGGCGGATCTCTAACACTCTGCGGACGTCCTTATCGATATCCGGATCCTCTAAGATCTCGCTGACGTCATCCTTGCGGAGAGATTCCACCGGAATGCCGTGAGATTTAAGCCAGGGCTTAAGCTGTGCTAAGCTGTTCGGGTTACTCAGTCCGGTCAGATCTATCGACTCCTGCAGGAGCTCCTCGCTCCTTCTGTTGTCGAAGCTCACGATCTTCTCGGCCATATCTATATCTAAGAGCACACCGCGGTCGTTAATCTCCTGGTCAAGATCCCAGAGACTCTGTTCGGACTGATCTGGACGGAACGCCTTAAGCTTCTTAAGAATGATCTGCTCCGTGTTAACGTCTCCGATGTTGTACTCCTTAAAGAGCTCCCACTTCTCCGGCGCGTGTATAGGTCGGTTACGTGTTCGCCCTCCGTTTGCTTTGGTAGGTTTGCAGGGCTTACAAAAATACTGTATTAAAGCCTTGCCGGTCTTCTTTTTCTGCTCTTCCTCAGTGAGCCCTAAAGCCGGGCCGACGTCAGCCAGTGCACGAGGGAGCCCTAACTGCACCGCGAGGATCATAGTACAGCGCCACTGTGAGGGAGGCATGGGCTGACCGGTGTGTTTGGCCAGACAAGTCCGCTCGAAGTTGGCGTTATATGCTGTTTTGATGACTGCCGGATCCGTAAGAGCATCCCAGAAGCGTGCATCCGGATCTCCCGGTGCATAGTTTGGAGCGTGCTCTGTCAGATCTATGAGTCTGATGCTGTCCTCATCACTGAATTTATAGGAGATAAGTAAGACCTCAAAGTCAGGGGCCTCGCTGTATGCGTAGGCCCCGTTTTTGATATCTACAGAGCTAAAAGTCTCTATATCTATCCCCAGCTCAATCGAGGAGACCATCTTCGTCCTCAAATTCTCCCTCGAAGTCTGACTCTGCAGACGCGCGTGTACCACCAAGGGCCTCGCCGTCCTTTGTCTTCATGATATTGTTAAGGCCTACGCCGATGCCGTTGTTACCGGATGCAGCGAAGGGGAAGAGGTTGATGGATACCTTGCCCCAGTCTCCGCTCTTAAGCTCATCGGATGAGTAGAGTGTCTCGTGATGGCTGTCTACTATACCGGGCTGCTTTGTGCTGGTGGCGTTGAGGAACATCATGCCCTCATATTCGGGGTTAGTGTCGAGATCCTTCTCGGTGTCTCCGTCTCTAAGAGGGAGCTTGAGGTTCTTAGGCACCTTACCGCCCCACTTTGATTTCTGGCCCATCTCTGTAGCCTCGTCGATAGCTTCCTGGATGAGTCTGAGGGTCACCTTGTCAGTCTTAGGAATGAGCAAGCAGGCGCTAAACTTCTCCTCCTGCCCGGGAGTAGCTGCATACTTCTCAAAGACGTGCAGATAGCTCAGTCTTACCTCCCCCGTGATTACTTTGTTAGCTTCTCTTTTAGCCATAGCTTTGTCCTCCTGATTTAATCATCAAATTCGTCAGCGAAGTCGTCCTCCGCGTTACCGTTTACTATTGCCGGACGTTTATCTTCTTCCGGCGCGAGTGTAGGCTTGCCCTGAGGCTTCTCTACATAATTACCCAGGACTTCCGCGAACTGCTTCTTGCCCATGAGCTTCTCCATCGCTGTGATGGTGAGGAGCTTCTTCTCGTAAAGCATCGCTTCATCGTAGCCAGCTCCTTCGCACTGTCTGACGATCTCCTCCTCAGTGCCGGAGTATTTTCTGTTAGATCGTCCCTCTACTACTTTCCAGCCCGGGAACTCTTCGCCCTCCAAGGCTCTCGTGAGAGCTCCGTCCTTAAGATCCTCGGCCCACTTAACGAGCCCGTCTACCTTCTTAAGGATCTCCGCGATCTCATCCACGGAGAGAAGCTTCTCGGCCATGTACTTGGCCAGATCCATGTAGCTCTCTGCCCTTGTTCTGCAGGACTGTCTTGCCGGGCAGAACGTACACCAGTCGCCTGCTGCCGTTGGAGCGTTATCGGAGAGCGCGAGCTTCGCGGCAGGTTTTACCTGGTTCTCTCCCCAGTCTCTCAGCTCTTCGGCGAGGATCTTGTCGCTCGATACGTTATCGATACGAGGCTGGTAGATCGTCATCTTGACCTCTTCGATGTCGTAGATGCTATCTAAGAGGTCCAGGGTGCCGAGTGCGTAGAGCCTTAACTGGCTGTTACCCTCTGCGAAGACCGGGACGCCCTTGCCATACTTAAGATCGATAATATGGAGCGTTTTGCCTCCGATGATGGCCACGTCTGTGGTACCGAAGCCGTCCGGGATCCAGGGCGTTAAGTCTACCTTCTGCTCTGTCATGAGCTGGGCCCCTGCGTCGGCCATAACGGCGTCCGTGAACTCTTCCTTCACATATTCCACATAATCGGCCAGCTCTCTGATCATGACCTCGTCGTTACCGTTAAGCTCCGGATGAGCTTCATAGAACTGGTTTATCTTCTTACGATGCGCCGCTGTGACGTTTCCGGTCTGTATGAGCTGCTCTGCAGCATCGTGGGCCAGTGTACCCTCGTCTGCATAGATCGAAGACGATGAGGGGAACTGTCTCGAGAGTTTTACAGATCCGGGGCAGTTCATCCAGCGATGCGATCCTGAGCTGTTAAGCTCTGCGTGTGCTTTTGGTGCTGCCATCAGATTCCCTCCGCTTTGTGGTATGCCTCCGCGATCTTATCCGGGTGCTTCTCGATAAGTCCGGAGAGACTATCTACTCCATAGCCCTCAAAGAGCTCCTTAACCTTCGCCTTCTTGCCTGCCTTGAGCTTCTTACTGAGCAGGATCTTGAGGTCTGACTCGCTGATATCATCCGCGGGAGCTTCGTCCTTCTCAGGCGCCTCGTCTGACTGCGCAGGAGCCTCTTCTGCAGGTTTTTCTTCCTTAGGTGTAGACTTCTCTACCTTTTCCTTTTTGGCCTTCTTCTCGGCCTCTTCCTTAGCCTCTGCGGCGTTGATGATCGCCTCTGTCTTCTTGGCCGACTCGTTCAGCTCCTTGGCTGTAAGTGGCGCTTTGTTTTCCAGGATCCTCCTGGCGAACGCTTCGATCTCATCGAAGTCGTTAAATGTGCATACTATTTGCATGACTTTATCCTCCTTAATTAGTTTTGTGTGTAGGTTTGCTCTCGTTAGTTCGTGTTATCCCATGCAGCTCCTCCCTTCTCGTGGTAGTTGGTCATCACAGCGGCCCTGGTACATATCTCAGTGGCGTAAGAGCTTGGCTCCCCGGTTCCGTTAAGGAACGCCTCCGCACAGCTGTCGCCGTTGTATCTCATGAGCACATAGTAGCCGTCGTTTTGCTCTGTGAAGAGCTCAGCCAGATAGTCGGCTGCGACTGCTATATTCGGCTCGATGTCCCACATATCAGCCTCTGTATATCCGAGGCGCTCGATCCGGTCACGATGCCAGGGGATAGATATCTGCATCAGTCCGGTGCAGGTGCCGTTTTTTGCTTCATTATCGAAGCGGCTCTCTTGCCAGGCTATCGACTCGAGGAACTCCGGAGCGATCTGGTAGATCTCGCCCCACTTCCTGCAGGCTTCCTCTATCTCGTCCGGGATCTGCGGATCGTCGAAGGGATAGTTAAGTTTTTCCATCTCTAACGCGTAGGCGATCTCCTGCTGCTCGATCTCTGTAAGGGTTCTCTCGTTCTCGATCTCAGCCCAGCGGGCTCTCTCTCGTTCTACTTCTGCGTAGTATTCTCTGAGATAAGCCTCTTCGGCGGCTCTCTGCTCTGCCTGCTTCCTACTTACGTAGGGCCCGGCTACGATAATGAGCCCGATCCCTAAGATCACGCCGATCAGTAAGCTCTTAGCGTTCTCTTCGTTCGTAAAGCGTCTCACTTGGCGCCTCTCTTCCCGGCTACCTTCACGCAGGCGGCTGTGAAGCGTTCCTTATATCCGTCTGTATACGTGACTTTTACCTTGATCTCCTTCATATGTTCCTCCTCAGATATGCTCTATGTAATACCCGCACGGTAGGCCGTCGGCCCACTCCTGGGCGTCGTGCTTTGTGATAAAGTGGCCCGGAGCTATGTCCGGATCATCGGGGTATACTGTCCAGAATGTCCTCATCTTCATCCTCCACTTCCACCCGATCCCAGCCCTTATGTTTGTGGCTGATCGAGCTTAAAACGCTGGCGGCTGTGGTTCCGGTCATCTCTGCCAGCTCCTTGGCTGATCCTGCGACCGCGACCGGAAGCTCTAAGTCGTCCATGGTTGTCTTGATGTATAGCTTCATGTGGTTCTCCTATTCCCAGAGGGTCCCCCCCCGTCCCTCGACCTCCCAAGTTGGCCAAGTGGTTCCGAACAGAAGCCAGTCCGCTGATACGTGAAGCACCGCGCACATCCTGGCGACTGTAAGCACGTCCGGGGATACGTCTCCGTTGCGGTACATATAAATCGCTTTGCGGTCTCTTTTGACCTGCTTCCCGAGCTCTACGCTGTTCATACCGGAGAGCTCCATCGCTTCGCGTAACCTCTCAGGGAAGCCTCTGAGGTATCCGGTTCTCTTCTTACTCATGTGGCCACCCCCTAACTAAGCAGCCGAGCGATCTCTCGCTCTCGCAAGAACGCCGCCTCGGTTTTACTGGGTTCACTGGGCTCTACATAGTCGAAGTCCCAGCCATATCTGTCGAGCATTTTCACGGCGCTAACTTCCTGCGGATCCCCGGGGTTTGCTTCGTCTATAAAGGTCCAAGCGTAGGCGAGTATTAGATCTCGGAGCACTTTTTGATGGTTGTAGCTGACTCTGAGAATGGGAAGCCCGTGCATAAGAGCGACGCGCGTGTACTTTGCCTCGTTTATGTTCGCCTTTACTACGTGCATCTGACAGCGTTCCGGACGTGTTCCGAGTGCTTCGTACCAGCCCGGATCATAGTGCTCTCTTCCGTCGAACTCGATCAGGAAGGCTGGCTCTCCAGACTTGTGAAGGACAGCGGCGTCGTACTTTTTTGTTCGCAGACCCTTCTCGTCAAAGAAGAATTGCATCTTATAGTTGAGACCTGCTTCTTTGAGAATGTCCTCGAGAAGCTGTTCGCCTTGTGTGGTCTGATCCGGGAGCGTTATGCGCTTCCCGTACTTGTTGGTCACGGTCCTCATAGGGCCCCTCCCTTCCGGAGCTCATCCGCTTCGTCCAGAAGACTCTGCAGATTATGACGGGCTCTTCCGATCTCGACCTCGAGCTCTCTGTTACGGTCTGCTGTTGGCTTCATATCCTTGAAGATCCGGATCCCGAACTCGTGATATAAGCCTGCGACCTGGCGCTTGCCTTCTGTCTCGCTGATCGAAGGGTGGAAGGTGTAGATATATTCGATTAGCTGATACTCTGCATCGGTGACGGTGCGGTTGATCGGTTCTATCTCGTGGAGCTTCTCCTCGAACTCATACTTCATCATGGCCGGCACCTCCTTAGTCGAGTGCTGCCAGGATGTCACGCATAAGAGCGATCCCGGAGTCTGCTGAGACGTTTACTTTCTTCTGATAGCCGTTATCCCACTCGAGCGTTACGATCTCGTCGTTGTTGTCGAGTATCTCGTATCTTGCGGCTTTGAGATCCTGCTGGTTTCCAGTTGCCTGCAGGGCTTTGAGAAATAATTGAACGATGTAGTCCTTATCTTCGTGCATTGTTTCCTATCCTCCTTGTAAATTTAAAATGTACTTACGGGGTAAAAAAAATCTCTGCTACAGTCTTGCCGTAGTAGTCTGCCAGTGCCACCTTGGCGCCATCTTTAGGGATACGCTTACCGGATTCATAGCCGGATATAGCCATTTTACTGACTCCGATAGCATCAGCGACTTCCTGCTGACTTCTATCTCCGCGTAAATCTTTGAGACGCTTACCGATCACATCGGCGTCGAGTCTAATCATCTTATCACCTCCTTGCGGTCGATTTAAAGTTTACTTGATTATAATAAACCCTTCGTTTACAATAGTCAATAGGAAGTACACAATAAATTTACAAAAATTTTAAGGAGGTGATCATGTGGCAGAATTTAAGGATAGATTCAAGGCCCTGAGGCTTGAGAAGGGACTGACCCAGGACGAGATCGCGGCCAAGTTCGACCTGACTAAGACAGCCATATCGAGCTATGAGCGCGGTAAGAATAAGCCCCGCTTTGAGATGCTGGATAATATGGCGGACTTCTTTGATGTAAATATCGATTACCTCTCAGGATCCAGCGACGTGCGTCGTCCCTATCCCCGGATATCTCCGGAAGAAGAGGATCGCCTGGGCGCCGATCTGATCAGTGTAGATATAGATCTGGAAGAGTACGACCTGATCAAGGCCTACAGAAGACTGGACGAGTATGCGAAGCGGATCATCCGCCTCACGGCCCACTTAGATAAGTAAAAAAGTCCCGCCACTGCTGGAACAGTGACGGGACCAGGATAGAGAACACTGCACGAGTGCCCTACACACGTCTATTATATCATGCGCTCGTGGTGTTCTCAATAAGGAGAACGCTATGAACTTCGGAATATATACCCGTAAATCTTATTTTACTGACAGCTCTGACTCCGTTAAGATGCAGCTGGAGGCCTGCCAGGAATATATCAGCCGGATGGCCGACGAGATCACCAGCATAACGCCCTATGAGGATGACGGCTATGTCCGCAGTGATATAGACCGCCCGGCCATGAACCAGCTCCGCGCGGATGTGGCGGACGGCCTGATCGACTGCGTCGTGATCTACCGTATAGACAGAGTCTGCTCTGATATGATGGACTTCTGTACGTTTTACACCTTCCTAAAGGAGAAGGGCGTCAAGTTCGTCACGGTCAAGGATGGCATAGATACCACTACGCCCATCGGCGAGGCCATGATGTACCTGGCCGTGATCTTCTCCGGGCTTGAGATCGGTAACGACTCGCTGAGGATCCGCGACAACTTGAACCACTTAGCAGGTCGTGGCTTCTGGTGCGGCGGTCAGCCTCCAGTCGGTTATAGGATAGAAGAGATCAGCCTGGGAGATAAGAAGCATAAGACCATCGTGCCGGATGAGGATGCGCTTAACTTTAAGAATATGCTCGTAGATCTGCTCCTGGATAACGATATGAGTCTGCAGAGCTTAGAGACTTACTGCAGGCAGCAGGGCATAAGGTCTCTAAGAGGATCCTTTTTATCTACTACGCAGCTCCACCAGATCCTTAAGAGCCCATACTGCTGTCCTGCTGCCCCGGAGATCTATGACTACTATAAGGAGCTGGGCTGTATCATCGACGAAGGAAGCCCGAGAGAGCTGTGGGATGGTAAGCACGGCGTTATGGTGTACGGCCGGACTAAAGAAGTGCGCGTTAACCATAAAAAGAAGCACGTCCAGGCTCCCCCGGAAGAGTGGAGGATCTCGATCGGGTACCACGAGCCCACCATGAGCGTGGAGAAGTGGCTGGCCATACAGTCGCATTTTGGCCATAAAAAGATAGATCAGACCCTTAAGCATGACACGCCGCTCCTTAAGGGCGTGCTCCGGTGTAAATGCGGCCGACTTATGGGCTTATCACGTAAAAAGCACGTAGACGGCTCTGTGGCGTCCTGGTATAAGTGCTATAAGCGTGAGCGCTCCGGCGAGTGTGATATGGCTCAGATAAAATGTGAGCTGCTGGATAATAAAGTCCTGGAGATCTTCCAGGCGATAGATCACGACCCGGATCTGGTAAAAAAGTATGTTAAGCAGGAGAAAAAGACCGCCGGATCCGGCGATCAGTTAGGGAAGCAGATAGCTAAACTTGAGAAAAAGATAGACCGACTCACTGAGTCGCTCTCAGAGGCTTCCGGATCATCCGCGGCCAAGTACATAGTGGCCGAGATCGAGAAGCAGGACATAGAGCTGCAGAAGCTAAAGAGGGAAGAGGCGAAGGTCAGCCAGGAAAAAAGACGGAACGCGAAGGCCATAAAAAGCGCGCAGGATAAGCACTCCGAGATAACTGCACTTTTGGCCAACTTCGACAATTTTACGGATACAGAGAAGAACGAGATCGCGAAGAGCGTCATCCAGTCTGCTACCTGGGACGGCGATACGCTTTTTATAACGCTCTAAAGCTCGCTTTTTTATCCTGAGCCCGTCGGGTAGCAGGATAAAAAAGAGAAAGGCCCAGGAGCAGCGAGGAGCTCCTGGGCCTATTTTTATTTAATTATTCGATGTAGATCTTGCCGTTGAAATAAGCGGCGAGCCATCCGGAAGGACAGCGGATCCAGATGTTCGCGCCGACCTTCTTGACCTCCAGGCAAGTGACGACCGTGCCGGGATCCAGCGCGCCGTCTCTGTCCTTGTCATGTCTCTTTGCGTCCACTGTCAGCTGGTTCCAGCTCTTCTTCGCGAAGTTCGTGCCGGGACCCTTGCGGACGTTCAGCTCCACGCCGAGGGTGTAGTTGTTGCCGACTTTGAAGGTCGGGCCCTTGTTTGTATTGACGGAAGGAGCTGAAGAGACTGGCGTCTCTGCGCTGAAGTCGTCGAACTTTGCGAGGTTGTAAGTCTCGACGATCTTCATCAGCGTGTTGACATAAGTCGAGCTGGTGGCATAGCCGTCAGCCTTCAGTCTTTCCGCGTACTCTCTCGGAGTTGTGGCCGTCTTCAGGTTTGCGTAGCGGCTCCAGCCTATGAAGCCATAATACCCGGCGACGCCCTCCTCCATAGAGTTGTACACTCTGAAGTTGTCCTTGATCGTCGTCAACGTGCCGACCTGGTATTCTTCCTTGGTCGTCATATTGACGCTCGGGCCCTTCCATGCGCTTCCGCATTTCATCCCGAAGTAGTTGTGATACTTGGACAGTGCACACGTTCCGAAGGCACTCTCGCAGCAGGCCTGCGCGATCACCGTGCTGGCGATCTTGTACCCGCTGCCCTTGGCGTACTTCTGAACGAGTGGTCCGATTTTTGCTATAAAATTAGCTGCTTGTGCTGCTGTTGCCATTGTCATCGCCTCCCTTGATCATGCTGATGACCGCCTTGTTGCTCTCCAGCTGTTTGTTCAGCCAGATGAGAGCCTCGTCCACCCACATCGCGAACTCCTCGAAGGTCACGAGCTTCGTGATCCAGGGGAACTTCTCCACGGCCATGTCATAGACCAGGCGCAGCTTGAGCTGTCCGGTGCCGCTTCCGAGCTGCTTCTCGGCTTCAGCCACGGCCCACTTGAGCCACTCCTGGAAGTTTCTGATCTGCTGCTCCGTTGGAAGTCCTAAGAACTTACGAACAGCGAAGACAGCGGCCCCGATGACGGCGCCTGCTGCCACGATTAAATACCAGTTATTGATCAACCAGTCCATTGTGTAGGGTCCTCCTCTTCTTTCATTGTTACCTTGTCGCCTTGTCCCCACTTGTTGAGGTTCTCCGCCTTGGCCTTCCAGTAGTAGAAGCCGTGGCTGGTTGCCGCCAGGCCGAAAACTGCGGGGATGAGATAGGCCAGAGGCGTCGCATCCTGAAGGACGAACACTGCGACGACCGTCCCGATGAGGACAGCCGCCGCCATAACGTCCGAAACAATCAAGAGGATCTTCGACGTCTCGATTTTTCTCTTGTTTTTCTTCATTTTTGTGCTCTCTCTAAATCTTCAATGCGGTGGTTTGCCACCTTGATCTGTTCCTCCTGGACGGCGGTCAGCTCCTCGAGCTTGTATGTGCGCTCAATGACATTGTTGTGCTTGTCCACGCGCTTCGTCAGCTCGTCCAGTTTGTAAGATATGAGAGCCTCAGTCTTGCGCGCTTGTGTGGTCTGGTTTATGACGCAGACCACGATCGCAGCTATCGCACTAATAACTCCAGAGATGATCGTCTCCATGATCAGGGCCCTCCTTATTCTTCGGCCGGCTCATAAGGCTGGCCGGTGATCTCTTCAAACTCTTCGGCAGTGATCCAGGGGCCCGACTTCGGGTTTGTTACTGCGTTACGCACGCGAGTGATGCCCCAGAGGCGTCTGTCGTAGTAGTTCTTCACTTTCTCGAAGTTCTTGCTGTGTTCGGTTGTAGTGTTTTTTGCCATAGCTTTATACCTCCTCCAGATCAATGTCTGCCATCATGGCGATGTACTCAAGGTTCGAGTTGATCTTTGCCTGCCAGATCTCCTGCGCAGAATACTCACGAAGCACGAACCAGTAGTCCGCGTTGACCTCGGTGATCTGCACGAGCGCCATGTTGTCGTGCTCCTCATGCTCTCCGTCGGGTCCGTCGATGATGACGTGGTCGAGCTTACTGCCTCCGAAGTCCTCCTCCTGCACTCTTCTCGCCGAGATGAAGTTGTTGCCGTTCAGCTGAAGGTCTTCAAGGACTGAACCATCAGCCAGCGTAATCTTCCATGTCTTTTTTTCCATGTTGGTCTCCTTTCAAAAAGTTGATAATACAGCACGAACATGTTCGTGATCTGTTTCCGTGACATGCGTTTATAGTTGCCGCCCATCCAGCCCTTGAAGGCGTTCTCGATGTCCTCGTAGGGCATCTCGTCCTTGTCGAGCTTGCGCTTGTATGCTTTGAGCTTCCGGCGCTCTCTGGTGATGGCCTTCGGGTTGATCTTCCGGATCAGCCTGCCGCTCTTCTGCAGTGAGTAGCCGATCTGCAGATGGCGGAAGAAGCTGTCGAGCCTCACGATCCTGGTCTTCTTTTCGTTGATGATCAGGCCGTACTCCTCGGCGATCCGTCTGATGCCCTCCAGCAGTTCTTCCAGGAACTCCTTCGACTCATGGATGGCGTGGAAGTCGTCAGTGTAGCGGGCGTACGCCTTCACGCCCTTGACGATCTTCGCGTAGTTGTCTATCCGGTACGGGTAGACGATGCCGATGTTCTGAGAAGGTTGGCTCCCGATGTCGACGCCCTTCTTGAGCATCTTGCGCCCTGGGAGGGTGATCGGGTTGATGCCTTCGTTCAGCATCGGGTCGACCTTGCTTTTGTAGAAGCTCTCGATCTCCTCGTCGGAGAACCTTGAGACATCCACCTCGAAGGTCTTGAAGAGCTCCCTGAGGAGCCACTCGGTGGTCGCAAGTTCTTCTTCATCCGTGAGGGACTTCTGCAGGAAGGCCAGCAGCGTCTCCATGCACTTGTCGTGCAGGATGTTCGCATAGTAGCCGGAGAAGTCGATCAGGAGGATGTAGCCCTCGTTGCTTCCGTGCCGGTTGTAGTACTGGTGCAGGTGGTACTCGAGGCGCTGACGGTGGAACGAGACGCCCTTGCCTTTTCGGCTGGCGCCGTTGTCGTAGATCAGGTACGGCTCCGTGGCCGGCATCAGTACATTGTCGCAGACGAGATGGTTGACGGACTTCACTCTCATCGTGTCGCTTGTGATGAAGCGTTCCTTGCCGCGTTCCTTGATGACATGCTTCCGGCCCTTGTCGAACTTGAAGGTCCGGTTCACCATGCCCTCCTGGATCTTGGCCGTCTCCAGCAGGTGGTTCATCTCGTAGAGCTGCGTCCCATACTTGAAGGGGCTGCTCTTGATCGCCTTGGTCCCTGCTTCGTAGATCTCGTTCGCATCATAAAATACATTCATTTCTCCATAAAAAAGAACCACGCGTAGAGCCGAAGTCGTAACTGCAGCCCGTCGTGGTCAGCATTTATCCGGGAAGGTCCCCGGAAGGGACAGCCTCTCCTTTCCCATTTACGCACGCGGGAGCTTGCCCGATGTGTGCGTCTGTGAAATCCGGGCGGACGCCATTCGCGTTCGAGGCGTTGTTGTAGTTGCAATTGCCGTTGTTGTTGACATTCGCGAAATTAGACGCCGAAACAATCCGCTGTACAGAGGATGCCCGCTGTGTTTATTTATCTTTCAGATGCTTCAGGAAGCGGTTGTCTGACTGTCTGAGCGCTTTGATCAGGTTGAACTCGGCGTCGATCTCCCGCACGATGGCGGTGTACTTGTTGATGTCAGCCGGAAGAGTCTCCACAAGGTACTGCAGCTCGTCCTGGAGCTGGTTGCAGCACTCCAGCGCCTTGTCCATTTCCAGGCGGCGCTCTACGAACTCGGCTTTGTAGGTTGGCCAGATCGTATTCGCGGCGCGAAGGTGTGACGCGATGCCCTGGGTGAAGTCCAGGATCCTCTCCCGCTCTTTTCTGATGAACCAGCAGTCGAAATCTTCCTCCAGCTCCCGGATCTTTTGCGCGGTTTCTTTTTTCTCCTCTTCATTTTTGATGTGTTCAGTCATCGCCCGGATGTGCTTTTCGTGCTTCTTCTCGGAATAGGCGAAGGAAGCCATCAGCTCGGCCGTGATCATCTTCCTGATCTTGTAGGCCTTGTGCTGAGCTTCCAGGCGTGACTCTGAGCGCTCGCTCTTTGGTATGTCTGACATGCTCGTCCTATCTCCTTATCTGGGGCCCACAAGGGGCCCCGATTATTGATCAATAGATAGGGAAAGCCGGGCGGACGCCATGCGCGTGCGAGGCGTAGCCGTAGGTGCAATAGCCGCCGTTGTAGACACGCGCGAAATTAGACGCCGAAACAACATCGCGGAGCCAGTAGTTCTGGCGGTTGCTGATCAAGTCAGGGCGATGTCTGAAGAGGTTGAGCTGCTTGCATCCGATCGTATAGTTCGCAGGAACTGTCGAGCCGTCACATGCAGGAGCGAAGTGAGGCGCACCGTAAACCATGGACTCAGTCATGAGCTCGATCTCGGAGTCATACCACGCGCCGGCGCTCTGCTTGCCGTTTGCCACGGCGTTCGCTAAATACTCGCGGTGTGCGAGGATGTGAGTGCTGCCGAAGTCTGCCTTGATCTTTGCCTTCGCTGTGGCCATGTAGGTGGTGTACATCTTGGAGCCGATATACGCGCCGGTGGTCACGTTGGTGTCGTTCATCTTCTGGTTGTCCATGTTCACATCCGGAACGATGACAGCGTGGTGAGCTGTGCACTCGGTGTCGCCGGACTTGAGGAAGTAGTCGAAGTCTGCGATGCGGTACACTGTGCCGTTGATGGTCCAGTAGTCTCCGATGTAGAGATCCTTGAAGGATCCGTCGCGGATGGCTGCGGACTGTGCTGCAGTGAAGGCTGTGCCGAGGTTCTTGCCTCTGTAGATCGCGTTGTGAGCTCCTGCGCCGTCATAGTTGAGCGGCTCCAGGCTCTCCTCGTCTGATGCGAGTCTCTCAACGATCTCATTGACAGCAGCGACCACGGACTCCTTGTCCTCGGTCTCCAGCTCGGAGATGTCTCCGGCGAGAGCTTTGCGGAGGGCTCCGACTGTGATGGCCTTGGTGCCGGTTCCGTCAGCGAGACGGAGCACCAGGAGATCGTTGTCGGATCCGACTGCAAGCGCTTCGTCGAGCTCGTTGATCTTCTTGGTCTGAATACTAATAGATGACATTGTTTTCGTTCCTCCTTATCTTGTTATGCGTATTTGTATTTCCAGTCCGCCAGAAGGGCCACTCCGAGGTCATCAGTCAAGAGGATAGGCGTGCCACCCTCCACCTCGTTGAGGTCGATCGGTGCGGAGATCTGGTTCTGGATCACCATCTGCTCCAGGAGGGCCAGACGGTCTTCGTGTTCGTCGATCTCGTTCTGCAGGTGGCCTGCGACGTCCTCGTCGAGGATGTCACGGATCGAGGCGAACCAGTTGTTGAACTCTTCCTCGGTCACTGCGGCGTATGCGTTGAAGGCCTGCGTGATGTCGGCCAGCTGAGCGTCGCCGGTTGTCTCCAGTGTGGTGAGGTAGTTCTGCGCTGTTTCGTTGTAGGTTGCATCTGCAGCATCGAGGGCGTCCTGGACTTCCTGGATGTATGCCCTGAACTGCTGGTAGAGGCTCGCCGTGTCGAGCTGCTGGATGGCTGTCACATAGCCGCAGCGGGCGGAGTCTGCTCTTGTGTCCGTGATGTTGCTGTTCGTGATCACGGAACTGTTTGCGGCTCTTGCTATATTGCAGAGGCCCAGCTCCCAGACGGAGTCTGACTGCGTAAGCGCCGGAGCGACCGGAGCGGCAGCAGGCGTCCCTTCGAGGATGTCGAAGTAGATGCTGCGGTAGTCGCTGTTGTCGTTGAGCCTTGCCACGACGGTGTCGATCCTTGGAAGGTTCGCGCTGTTCGGTGTGATCTCGAGCGTCACTGCGTTCTCTTCGTAGCCGGTCGCGCCCTGGATCTGACACGCTCCGGG